AAGCGAAAAGTGATAGAGATGCATTAATAGCTAAAAAAGCTGTTTTCGATCACCAAGAAGCTTTACGTGTACAAGCACAACAGAATCAATTACAGCAACAGCAATTAGAGCAACAGCAAGCGGTACAGGAAGCTTATACGTCTTACTCAAGCAAGGTTCAAGAGTTAGGTGTAGATGCTAACAAGATGAAGCAAGCAGGGCAACTTGTAGAGCAAAGTGTAAGTAATGATATGGTCATGGCTATTTTAGCTGACGAAGTAGGTCCACAAATTACATTGCATTTAGCTGAAAACCCTGACGACTTAGCAGCATTAAATAATCTTAACCCGATTATTGCAGGAGCTAAATTTGCTGAAATTAAACAGAAGGCTAGTGCAACTAAGAAACAGCAGTCAACTAAAGCACCAAAACCAGCTACAAGAGTTGAGGGTGGTGGAGTTGATGTTGATGCGGGTAAATACCCGTTAATTAGTGGCGCTAAATTTGAATAAAGAATAGAGGATATTTACTCATGGCTAACAACTTTGACAGTAACGTCAGTAAAAAGGTGATGCGCTCGTTTTTGAGTGCGTTTGAATCAGAGCGTGTTTTAACTAAAAACATCAACACTCAACTATTCCAAGGCGAGTTTGACCCGTCAACGGATTCTAAAGTGTATGTAAAACGTCCGACTGACTACCGAGCAGTAGAGACAGTAGACGGTGATGTATCGGCAGAAACAGAAAACAGTATCATTACGGGCCAAGCATTTGCAGAAGCTCAAAATGTAATCACTGTATTTATGTCTGTTAATGCAGTTGACCAAGCTTTACGTGCTGACCAGTTAGATCAATTACTAGCACCAGCGGCTAAGCGATTAGTTACTAAGCTAGAGACTAACATGGCAGCGTTCATGCTTAAAAATACAGCAGGTTTCACTGGTACAGGCGGTACAGCGGTTACTTCTTGGGATCATGTTGCTGATGCAGGTGCACACTTAGAAGCTCGTGGTGTGCCGATGGATAAAATGTGGTGTTACGGTATTAACCCGTTCACACAACGCAAGCTAGCAAGCGACCAGCGCTCATTAGGCGGTGAGACTGGTGCAATGACAGCTAACCAACGTGCGACTATTGCAACTAACTTTGCTGGTATGGACGTGAAGACTTGTACTACATTGTCAACTTACTCAACTGGCGCAGGTGCAGACCGAGCTGGTGTAGTTGCAGCAGTACCAACACAAACTTACGATTCAGCTAAAGATACAATGACAACATCTATCGCTGTATCAGGCTTTAACGCTAACTTAGAAATCAAAGCAGGTGAGACAATCACTATCTCTGGTATCTACGTTAACAACCTGTCAACTCGTTTACCTATGATTGATGATTCAGCATCACAAGTAGAGTACACAGCTACAGTAACGGCTGACGTTACACTAGATGGTGCGGGTGCAGGTACAATTGTTGTTACTGGTCCAGCTATCAACGAAGCAGACGGTCAATACGATACTATCGTTGCGGCAATCGCAGGCGGTGAAGCAGTTACATTAACTGGTTCGGCTTCTACGATTTACCAGCCTAACCTTGCATGGCATCCAGATGCATTCTCTATGGTTTCAATCCCTCAAGAGCGCTTATCTGCTACTGATACAATTGCTACTACTGAAGATGGCATTCAAATCCGTGTTACTCGTGATTCTGATTTCTACAAGAATAAGAACATGATTCGATTCGATTTACACCCGGCATTCGCTGTGTTGAATCCTTACTTCGCTGTACAGTCTTACGGTACTGTTTAGTAGAATAGTTGAAGCCCTTCATTGAGGGGCTTTTATCAATTCTATTAGGAGTTAACATGAAAAAGTTATATGACCTATCTGGACGAGAGCAGAAAGTTGCAGACGCTTCTTTTGAATATCTCAAGTCATTAGGCTGGAAAGAAAAGAAACCAGCAGCCAAGAAAGCACCAGCTAAGAAGGCGGTAAAAGATGGAAACAGCAAATAGTATTGTAAAAGATGCTTTGCAAGAAATTTTAGTGCAGGCGAATGAACAGCCTGTTCAATCTGTAGACTTTACGACAGCGGTTCGCTATTTGAATCGAATGATGGCAGCGTGGGCGGCTAACGGTTTACCTTTGGGTTATACAAAAGTAGTAAATGCAGCAGACCCGATTACTGTTCCTGACGGCGCTATTGAAGGGATTATCTTTAATTTAGCGCTACGACTATCTACACAGTACGATATTCAATTTGCTCCAGAGCTTAAGTCAAACGCTGCTGAAGGCTTGAAAACCATTCGTAGAATTGCCGTCACACGCAAAGCTACACCATTGCCTTGTACACTTCCTATCGGTTCAGGTAATGAGCAAGATAGCTGGTACAGATACACGCATTTTTACCCTTGTCCTGAAGATGAGGTTTTAACAGAGGGCGAAGGCTCTATCCTATTAGAGAGTAATACTAATGACTAGTTACCCTTATAGAAATTCACAAAAGATTAGCGAATTTACAGTTGAAAACATTTTAACGGATGCTGACCTATTCACATTTGTACGTAATGCCACAAACTTAAATATTCCATTTTCTCAGTTTAAGCTAGCTTTAGGTGTTACAGGTTCTTTAACAAGTGTCGGTAATGCGTTTGCTCCTCCTGTATTAACGGGCAGTGGTACTGATTATCAGATTAGAGCTATTGAGTCTAGCAAGGGCGTTGTAGCAACCGTTAGCGCTGAGAACGGCATTAATGTAGCTTGTAACTTCACGCAAGATAATAGCGGCTTTCCTCTCATTCCTGATTTAAATGCGAGTCAGTATAAGTTTAAGACACTTAAGGCTGGCTCTAATATCGGTATTATAGACGATGGCGACAGCTTAGAGATCGGTGTCATTCCTACTGCATCAACCACTAAGACTGTAATTGTATCTGAAGAGTCAGACTTTCCAACTCCTGTTGGCGGCGTTATCACGTTAGCAAACGATACGGATTACTTGATAGTGGATGACGTCTCTACTTCTAATAGTTTTGCTATCGGCACATCTACAGTATTAAGGGCGGCTAGTTCGCAGTTGATACAGCTTACATACACTGGTGCTGGCGATATGTTCACAGGAACAAATCCTAGCTTTAAAATTAGAGATATTACAGTATCTTGTCCTAATGGTAATTTATTTAATGTAACTAGTGCCGCGCCATCATCCATTATTCAGTTAATAGAAACAAATGTGCAAGAGTGTGAAACGTTAGGTACTATTTCTGGTGCGTTCATTGTTAGGTTAACCAATGTAGCTTTTGAGGATATCAAGACAAAAGGTTTCACCTTCTCAGGTTCAAACTTGTACTTCTCAATGAATACTATTCTTGCATTTATTAGGACTGGCATTCTGTTTGATTTTGGCACGTCTACATTTAGAAGTATGAGTATATCTAACGGGGTTGTCGAAGCAACTGGCGCTGGCGTTACTTTTATGTCTGGTCTTGCAAGTTCAGGTAATATTGTTGCTGGCGGTTTAGCTACTGTAAACAACAACAAAACCTTTAACGTCGATACTCAATTATCTGGCATCACATCAAAAGATGATCGCTGGGAATTTAACGGCAATAATAATATTGCTGATACGATGAATTTTGGGTTAGTTTCCACAACGACTAACGCATTAGAAACAACGATAGTATCTACGGGCGTTCCAGTTAAAGTTAATGCAGTATTTGTAGATTCAGATTTATCCAGATTTACAGCAGACGGAACAGGTAGACTTACATATTCTGGTGACTCAAATTCAATTTTGGATATTAACGTTAGTTCGGCGCTTCTTGGTGCGTCAGGTGGCGACAAGCAGAGTTCGTTATATATTGCTATTAACGGAGCAGTAGTGGCAGCTACAGCCATTCAAGCAACCACAAATAGCTCTAAGGCTGGCTCGGCGTCAACTATTTGGCAGTACGATTTCAACAAAGATGATTACGTCGAAGTATGGGTTGCCAATGAAACCGATACTACCAATATAGTAGCTCAAGATGTTGTTTTGAGGGTTAGCTAATGCCTAGAGTACAAATACCTTTAAATGGGTTTTATGTATCAGACAGCTTGCCTATAAGCGCTCAAGAGTGCACTAATTGGCGTGTTAATATTCCTCAGACTCAAGGCGCATTGTCTCAATCTACTTTGTTTGGTACTGAGGGTATTACTCAGCTATTAACAACTGGCAATATTAAAGAAATAAATAGGGGCGCTCACGTTAAAGAGGGTATACCTTATTTTCTTAATGGCGAAACACTTTACCGGGTAGATAGAAGTTTTGATGTAAACGGTAATGAGGTTTTCGCCGCAGTAGCATTAGGTACTATTCCCGGTGATGGTCGCGTATCAATGGCTGATAACGGTCGTCAGTTAATGGTGTTAGTGCCGGGTGGTGATGGCTATATTATTGATGAAACCGCTGTCCCGGTATTCCAACAAATAACAGACCCAGACTTTAAAGCTAACGGAAATCCACAGATAGTCGTGTTTGTAGATTCGTTCTTTGTTACTAACACTGACGAAAAGAAAATAATTAAATCAGCCTCTAACGATGGGCTATCATGGAACGCTTTGGACTTTGGCAGCGCTGAAAGTGACCCTGATGCAATTTCTACAGTACACGTATACAACAATAAGCTTTACGCTCTAGGTGCTGAGATAAACACAGAAGAGTTTCAAAACTTAGGCGCTGGTGGTTTTCCATTTCAGCGAACAGGATTTTTTATTGATAAAGGCTGTTACGCTCCTTTCTCTGTTATTTCTACTAACAACTCGTTTATGTGGATTGGTGGTGGAGAAAACGAAGGCGCAGCAATTTGGACGTTATCA